GCAAGGGGACAAGCATGACAAGCTATTGCGTGTACTGCAAACGCCCTGTTTTTACTATATTGACCGCGTGCAGGAGTTGCGGAAAATGACTGACAAAAATGCGATGAAGCGAGTTGCTGAGAAACTACGCCGCGCTGGTGCAAGCCTTCCAGCGCCAGAATTAACAGGGACGATAGAGGGTTCTGTTGTCACTGGGCTTTGTATTGCACTTGCACTTGTTGAGGCTGAAATAGAAGCCTTGGCACAGCCAGAGCAAGAGCTTGTGGGAAGTGTAGTGCGTTGGGTTGATGGCTCATTGGTACACGGCTGGTTTGGCGAACCTCCACCCGAAGGAACCCTTCTTTACGCCCATCCACCACAGCGCACATGGATTGGGCTGACGGATGAGGAAATCCTTTCCGATGACACTATGCGCTATTACTACGGCATGAATGGTGGTGCAGGCCCAGTGTCTCAAAAAGGCAAAAAGGTAGTTGCAGCCATCGAAGCCAAACTTAAGGAGAAGAACATATGACACTCCAAGAACAAGTTAACGCATTGCCCGAAGTGGAGAGGCTAAAGTTTTTCCGGCAAATCATGGAAGTGGTAGACGCAGGTATCAAGGCAGGTGTACCGCCAGAACAGTTGGCAAAGATGTACGCAGATACTTACAAAAACATTGAGAAGAAAACATGGGCGAGTTAACACAAGACAGCTTGGAGGACATGCTCATAAAAATCCGCAAACACATGGATGAGACTGGCGACAAGGTCACTGCAATACCGAAGTATTTTATTGTCCGACCAGCAGATCTGGAAGCACTCGGACTTACTGTGGATGAAGTCACAAAGATGATTAAGAGGAAGAACACATGATCGAAAAGATTAGAACATTCTTTGGAAAGCTACGTGGTGATGACAGTAATCGCTACGTTGTGGTGAAGGAAGGCCAGTTGTGGACATGCACAAAGTGCAAACTTATCTTCCTGTCCAAGCATCTTGCTGATGAGCACCAATGCATGGAGGCTAAATGAAGTGCCCCAAGTGTGAAGGCACAAAAACGTCGGTGATAGAAACAACTAAATGGGAAGACAAAGTGTATCGACGCAGGACATGCAACCTGTGTTACTACAATTTTAAGTCCCTTGAAGTACAGTTCACAGGCACCATTCCGCAAAAACCGTACAAGGAGAGAACCAACAAACCTGAACCAAAAGAATTTCAAAAAGCCTACGACTCTAAATCACTGCAACACTTATGGAAATGACCATGAACCAAGACATCTTTAACAAAGTCCTACAGTTTCGGCAAAAGCTTAACTTGCCAGTCTCAACAACACCTCAGCTATTGCAACCTGCTGACATCAGCTTCTATGCACGGTTCCTCATGGAAGAACTGTCCGAGCTTCTTAAGGCCCATGAAAAGGGCGATCTTGTAGATGCTGCCGATGCCATTGCCGATCTTGCCTATGTCACAATGGGATGTGCTCATCACATGGGTCTTCCATTGCCGGCAATACTTGACATAGTCCACAATTGCAACATGCAAAAAGTTCCAGGCGCTACAAGCCGCGGCACACAACAAGACGCCAAAAAGCCTGAAGGATGGACAGGCCCTGAAGAGCTAATTGCTTTAAAATTATTTTCAAATATTCATCGATAAGTGTTTACTTTTTAGAAAGCATTGTATAATGCAATTGTTTACTCAGTAAACACTCATAAATTCTAAACTTCTGAAAACAAAGGTATCAAATGTCAAATAGCACAATCACTAAAAAGCAAGCAATAGCACAAATCATCGAAAGCTTACTCGAAGCAGGTGACTTGGAAGAATTACTTCATGATGTTATGACCGGTGAAACTACACCAGTGCACTTGTGGTCGGTCGATCAAATGGTTGACCACCTCGAATACGCAACCGGCGAAGAAGTTTCCATCAAAGGCTAAACACATGAACATCTTCTTCTTACACCACACACCACAAATTGCCGCCTTGTTCCATTGCGATAAGCATGTGGTCAAAATGATCGTTGAAACGGCACAACTGCTGGCAACAGCTCACCATGAGCATGGCAATGGCGCCAATGTTACCTACAAACCCACACACAAAAACCACCCATCGGCAATATGGGCACGTGAGTCACGTCTTCACTACATGTACCTTGTTGACCTAGGCAAAAGCCTTTGTAAGCAATTTCGTCTACGCTACGGCCATGATCACAAAACGCGTGACTTGTTCTTTGGCGAGCTTATGGATCCACCTCCTGCACTTAGCAAACTGCCTAGTACCTGGAGAAACCCACCTCAGTGTATGCCTGACGAATGCAAAGATGCTGACACCGTTAAGGCATACCGCAACTACTATCGTTGGAAGCAAAACGTTATGACCATGGCATGGTATCGGAATGCCAACAACTACATGCCTGATTTTATGAGGGATGATCATGCTTACGCCTAACAAGTGGCACATACGCTATTTGCAATTGGCTAGGCTTGTATCAACCTGGTCTAAGGATCCATCCACAAAGTGCGGTGCTGTAATCGTTAGCCCTGACAATCAGATCGTTAGCACCGGTTTCAATGGCTTTCCTCGCGGCATAGAAGACAAACAGGAATGGCTAACCGATCGCAACACTAAGTTGATGATGACCTTGCATGCCGAGGCCAATGCCATCCTGTTTGCAAAACAGTCGCTAAAAGACTGCACAATCTACACTTGGCCGATGCATGCATGTAGCCAGTGCGCATCTATGATCATCCAATCAGGCATCACGGCGCATGTGACTATCATGAACAGTAATCCTAGGTGGGATCCGTCATTCAAGATAGCCAAGACTATGTTTAGCGAAGCTATTCTAAATGTGCATGTGTACGACCCTGAACTGTTAGAGGTGCCTTATGAAGCTAAATGATCTAATTGATGAGCTTGCAATGATCAAGACTCAGCGTAAGGAACTGTCTGAACAAGATTCAGAGCTGTCTAAGAAGGCAGCAACGTTGGAAGCTGACATTATGCATGCCATGAATGAAGCAGGCACAATGAAGGCTGCATCCGAACGTGGCCATTCAGTTACTATGGCCAAAAAGACACACCCAACTATCACGGATTGGGATCAATTTTATGCGTATGTCACGGCTACAAAAAGCTTTGACTTGCTGCATAAAAGACTCAGCAGCACCGCTTTCAAGGATCGTTGGGAAGCCGGTGAGATCATTCCCGGGTCTACAACTGCTGATGTATGGGAAATCTCGTTAACTAAATCACGCAAATAGGAGTTTTTAAATGTCTACTAAACCTGGTCAACAACTGGCACTGTTCGAATCCGAACTGGAAAAACTGGCAAATGCCGGCATGGTGGCTGAACGTAGTACCGTCGGTACTCAGTTTCTTAGCACCAAAGGCGCCATCTTAAGCTACCGGGATAACCCCATTGCCAACAATCAGTTGGAAGTGGTGATTCTCAGTTCGCCTGTGGAACGCCTGTATTACACAAGCCGGTACGATCCTACAAACCCTGCCGGTCCTGTGTGCTATGCCCTTGGCCCTACCATGTCGGATCTTAAGCCTAACGGCAGTGCACCTGAAAAGCAGTGCGACACCTGCCAAGGTTGCCCTAAAGACCAGTGGGGTAGTTCCACTAATGGTGGCAAAGGCAAAGCATGCGCTGAAAAGCGTCGGCTTTTGATCATGACTGCTGATTCGGTTGAGTCGGTCGAGTCGGTTAATGCAGCTGAAGTGGCCGCTTTACGCACCCCTGTAACTAGTGTTCGTGGGTTTGCTACCTACCTGCAAAAGATTGCAAGTACTACCCGCCGCCCTTTGTCTGCCGTGATCACACGGATCAGCCTGGTGCCTGATGCCAAAACTCAGTTCAAGGTGAACTTTGACTTTGTACGCACCATTGATGACATGGAAGTGATCAAGGCATTGGTTGCACGTGGCGAGAAAGAGCTTGCACTTGCTATCGAAACTGCCGGCGTTGAAGAAGATGCGGCACCTGAAGCACCTGCAGCTAAGTCGAGCAAGTACTAATGCAAGACCCTATCTTCCTAGACTTTGAGTCGGAAGCGATCGGCCCACGTCCTGAACAGTACCCACCTAAGCCGGTTGGCTTGGCGGTGCTCGACAGGACTGGGCAGTTCAAGTCCGGTTACTACTCATTCTCGCATGACTCTAACAACAACACGGATTTCAATACGGTCCGTGAATTGCTTAAAGACATTTGGGCATCTAATCGGCACATCTGCTTTCACAATGCAATGTTCGACATGGCTATCATCTACGAAAAGTTTGACCTGCCTTTTGTACATCCATCAAGGATGCATGACACCATGGTTCTTGCTTTCCTACATGACCCCTATGTTCGTAGCTTAAGCTTGAAAGAGCTTTGTAAGGAATGGTTAAACATTCAGCCAGAAGAACGTGATGAGCTGTTTATGTGGCTGGTAGAACACATTGAGGCTGTTAGGAAGAAGCCTAAGACAGCCGGTGCGTACATTGCTCGTGGTCCTGCCGATCTAGTGGGTAAGTACGCCAATGCTGACGTACGACTTACAGCGGCTTTGTTTGACTTCACTGAAATGGTTAGGGCTGATATGCCTGAAGCCTACTTTAGGGAAATGGCATTGATGCCTGTGTTGTTGGAGAACAGTAAGCTAGGTGTTCGTGTTGACACTGCAGGTTTGCAAGGCTGCCTTGACAAGGCTAAAGCTGACATAACCATGTGTGAAGAATGGCTGTTTAAGTACTTTGGTACGGATGACATCAACTTTAACTCAGGCATACAGCTGGTGAATGTTATCATGGCTAAAGGTGTCTATAACAAAGACAAGAAGTGGCCTACCAGTGACAAGAACACACCACTGTCAGACAAAGACACACTGAAGGACATGCTAACCGACGACGAATTGTCCTCAGTCCTACGGCATAGGGACGTGTTGGTCAAACTAGCCGGTACCTATATAGAACCATGGCTAATGCAATCGTCATCAACGGGAAGGATCTACACGGAATGGAATACGGTCCGCGGTGAGATTGGCGGTACCCGTACCGGTCGGTTGTCGGCAAAACCCACATTGCAGACAATGCCAACTCGTGGGCCAAAGACACCGCTACCTCTAGTCCTTCAAGGCCTGGTGATACCTAAGATCCGCCAGTTCATACTGCCTGACGAAGGCCATTTGATGGCAGCTGCTGACTTCCAAGCCCAAGAGCTTAGATTGTTTGCACACTTTGAGGATGGTAAGCTTGCCGAACAGTATCGTAAAGACCCCAATGCCGATCTACACACGTTTGCCGCCAACTTGATGAGTGAAAAGGCCGGTCGTGTTGTCATTCGTGACTATGCCAAGACAATGTCCTTTGGCATCTTGTACGGTGCAGGCCCCAAAAAGATCAGTGAGATGCTAGGTATTCCCTATGATGGGGCCAAGCTGTTGGTCGACCTGTACAAGTCTGAGGTTGCACCTGGCCTTGACAAAGTCAACCGTGATTTGTCGGATAGGTACAAGCTTAGGGCACCGTTCTCCACCATTGGTGGTAGGCTGGTCAAAGGTGAACCGCCTAAGATCATCAACGGCAGGCTTATGAATTTTGCGTTTAAGTCATTGAACACGCTCATCCAAGGTAGTGGTGCTGACATGGCAAAGCAGGCAATGATTGACTATCATAAGGTTGCACAAAACAGCCGGTTGCTGCTATCATTGCATGATGAATTGATCATCTCGGCCGAGGCTGATGTTGTCCAACGTGAGGCTGAAAAGCTGGCACATTGCATGATCCATGCATTTACGTTGGATGTTCCACTCATTGCAGAAGCCAAGGTTGGCAATAACTTTGCAGAGGTCAAGTAATGGCGTACTCTTATTCGGCAATCAAACAATACGAACAATGCCCTGCACAATACAAGTTCAGTCGCATTGATCGTCTTCCACAACCGTCAGGTGATGCAGCAGCCAGAGGCACGATGATACACACCGAGATCGAAGCCGTCTTTAAAGGCGGACTGCCTTTGGTGTCGGATCATATTCAGCATCTGTTGCCTATGCTTGAAAAGTGGAAAGGTATGAATGCACAATCAGAGATGCAATTCTCTATTGATGATAAATGGGCTGCTGTTGAATACAAAGACCCTAGTGCGTGGTTTAGAGGTGTCATTGATTTGTACATAGAGCAAGACAACAAGGCCACTGTGCGTGACTTTAAGACAGGCAAGGATAGGGATTACACCGACCAAGTGGAAACCTATGCAGGCGTTGTGTTGTCGACCAAGCCACACATTGATGAAGTTAGCCTTGCCATTGACTTTATTGACTTGAAAAAGACACGTGAGTACAAGACAATCGAACGAAAAGACTTGCCTGCTTTGCAAGAAAAGCTAACAGACCGCATCAACAAGCTTAAGACTGAAAGCATCTTTTCTGCCAATCCGTCAGGGTTGTGTAGGTTTTGCCACTATCGAAAAGACAATGGGGGCCCTTGCAAATGGTGACACGGGTAATACTAGAACGTGACCTTGAACGGTACTTTTCAGCACAGTGCAAAAAGCATGGGTTGATGACTCTAAAGCTTCACGTTCGGTTTGCACGTGGTTGGCCTGACAGGATAGTGCCGCTTGAAAACGGTGAAGTCCTGTGGGTAGAACTAAAGCGACATGGTGGAAAAACGTCGGCATTGCAAGACAAGATACATAACGATCTGAAGAAGATTGGGCACAAAGTCTATGTGATCGACTCAAAGGAAGGAATTGATCGTGTTTTGGGAACCGCATGAGTATCAAAAGAAGGCTGTAAAGTTCTTCGTTGAAAATGGGTCAGGGCAGTTGTGGTTAGACCCTGGGCTAGGTAAGACCAGCATCACACTACAAGCAATCAAGATTCTTAAAGCGGCAAAAGCTATTACAAAAGTTCTTGTGCTTTCACCACTTAGGCCTGCATATGCAGTGTGGCCAGAAGAAATCAAGAAATGGGAAAACTTTGAAAGCATAAGCATCACTGTTCTTCATGGGCCGCTAAAAGACAAAGCGCTTCATGACAAGTCTGACATTCATGTAATCAACTTCGAAGGCTTGCAATGGCTATCAAAGTCGCTTAACGGTAAGCCATTCCCTTATGACTTGCTTGTAGTCGATGAAATTAGCTACTTGAAGAACACACGAACCGAACGGTTTAAATCACTTGCGCCATTCTTAGACAAGTTTAAGCGGCGCTTTGGGTTGACTGGTTCACCTGCATCCAACAGTTTGCTAGACATCTTTGGTCCACAACTTGTGATTGATCGTGGTGCCACCTTTGGCAGGTTCATCACACACTTTAGAACAAACTACTTCTATCAAACCGGCTATGGTGGATACACCTGGACATTAAAGCCTGAATCAGAATCAAAGATTCATGGGTTGTTGGCTGACAAAGTCCTTCGTATGAAAGCGGAAGACTATCTTGACATGCCAGAGTTGATGCTTAATCGCGTGTATGTGGATCTACCTCCAGCAGCTAGAAAGATTTACAAGGAGCTAGAAGATAAGCTACTTGTGGACTTTGAGTCAGGTCAAGTGACTGCATCTACAGCAGCTGTGGCCATTGGTAAGTGCCAGCAAATTGCAAATGGCGCAGTGTACATTGACGGTGAAGAACGAATCATCAAGCCTATCCACGATAAGAAGCTAGATGCTGTTGAAGAGTTGGTTGAAGGCTTAAACGGAAAACCATGCCTGATTGGATACCACTTTAGGCATGACTTGCAACGATTGCAAAAGCTGTTCCCCAATGCGCCATTCATCGGCTCAGGAGTTAAAGAAAAAGATCTGACAACTATCATCAACAGCTGGAATGATGGCGAATACCCTGTTTTGCTGGCACACCCACAATCGGCAGGTCATGGGTTGAACCTGCAAGGCACAGGCCATGCTGTCATCTGGTATAGCAACACCTGGTCGTTGGAAATCTATGATCAGTTCATCCGCCGGCTATGGCGCCAAGGCCAAAGGAACAACATTGCGGTTCATCAGATCATTGCCAGAGACACGATCGATGAAGCCATTGTGGCTGCTATAGGCAGTAAAGACAAGACCCAGCAGGCCCTTATGAATGCAGTGAGGGACTACGCAAAAAAGATTCAGGAATCGGAGGTCGCATAAAAAATAAAGTGTTTACTTTACTGAAAACATGGTATAGTGCAACTGTTTACTAAGTAAACAAGCAAAACTTCTTAACAACTGTAAGGATCAAAATGCAATCAATCTCACGATACCCATACATCTACATAGCAGGCCCCTTCTTCAACCCTGAACAGGTGCGCATCATTGAACAAATCAAAACCACCTTGGACCTTAGTCTACTAAAGTACTTCAGCCCAAAAGATGAATGTATGTACACACCTGGCAAAACCACGCCAGAAGAAGTCTTAGACATCAACTTGGTGGCACTGCGCCAAACTGACTTAACCATTTGCGTCACTGACGGCAAAGACCCCGGCACCATGTTTGAAGCCGGTTGGTGCTATGCAAAAGGCATACCTATTATCTATGTGTGGCTAGGTGGTGAACCTGGTCAAAAGTTTAACCTCGTACTGGCCGCATCAGGCTCAGTGGTCAGAGACTTTAAACAACTAGATGCTGCCTTAGAACACATTGTAAGTACTGGCACGTTTGTTCGTAAAAACTGGTCAGAGGAAAGCATTAGCTATGAATAAAGGTGATTTTGCCTTCTTCATGCAAAGCTACACGCTTGAACACACCAAACGGTATAGCATGAAGCCTGTGATCCACCAGGAAAGTGTGGCAACACACAGTTTCTTCGTGGCACTAGGCGTCATGATGCTATCAGCAGATTACAAGTTTGATGTTGACAAGGCAGTCAAAATTGCCATTTGCCATGATCTGGCTGAAATGGAAATCTCTGATGTAAACCACCTGGTCAAGAAGAACTTTCCTATAGTTGCAAAAGCCCTTAAACTGGCTGAACAAGAAATCGTACAAGGGTTTCCGGATGCACTTAGAGAATTCTGTGACCTGTACCACGAGGACACACCGGAAGCACTGGCTGTTCACTATGCCGATGCTTTGCAATGCCTTCAGTATTCTGCCAATGAGATCGGCCTAGGTAACGGCGGTTACATGGTGGATGTCCACGAGAATAGCTTGAAACGGCTATCTAAACTTGAGGAAAAACTTGAGCCTTATAAGGTGGTGCCATGAAAACGACAGATCAAGTCTTAGAGCAGAGAGGTGAGGTTTACGGGGATTTTTTTGAGGGTGTTTCATTAGAAGCGGCTATCCTTGAAAATATAACTAACAGGTACCGCAAACAGCACAATGCTGAAATGGATCCTGTCCATTTTATTTATCTCTCCAAAATCGCCATGAAACTTTCTCGGTTGGCTGTATCACCCACACACGTGGATAGCTGGACCGACATTGCAGGTTACGCACGTCTAGTAGAAATTCAACTCAACAAGGAAACAAAAAATGCCTAAAGTCACTAAATCACAAATGCCGCATCTCCAAAAGATGCATACAACTCTTAAGTTCGGCAAACAGCCTGGGCCAATAGAGTTTGTCAACCAGCTGGAAAACATCGACGTTCAGATCGTCCATGCACCTACCATTCCGGAATTCAGGAAGACGATCTCCGTGTTCTTAATGAACACCTGGAATGACAAGATTCAGTGGGACTTTCCAGAGGCTGACATTGATCAAACAGTTGATGAGCTGTTTAAGTACGAACTATTGCCAACCGCCATGGAAACCATCAACATCACTTGGTCCGTGAATGGCATGGACATGGTTGATACAACCCACCTGATTAGACATCGATTGTTTAGTTTTGCAGCCCAGGTTCATGGTGACAGGGATATGCGAGATGACCGTGTGATGGTTAAACCAAGCATCATGGCTAACAAGGACTTCTATGACCGCTATAAGCAAATCACTACTATGGCTAGGGATCTTTATGTGGATATGCTTGATAGTGGGCTTGTACATGGCTTGGATACTCGTACAATTATGCCTAGAAATTTTGAGCATTTTTATATGGTTCGCTGCACTATCAAAGATCTTATTGGCTACTGCATTATGCGCGGTGATGAACAGATTCAAACGACTGTAGACAACATCATTGCCATGAAGCTATGGCTGGAGGTTCTTAAGAAGTATCCGTTTCTTAAGGGGTTGGTGGACTTCCGTAAACCGGATGTGTTCTACCAACGTCAATCAGCCAAAGGCAAAACAAACATCTTTCCGCCTAATGCAAAGAACGACAACTTCGACTGGTGTGAAGAACAGTTCTACCACACGCAAGGTAGGGATGAATACGCAGGTAGCGATGTCTATCTAAAGATTCGTGAAAACTTGTTGAACCAGATTGATGCTATCGAGAAATCACATCGATGAACACTTGGTTCGACATTCAAAGTTCTCTGTCGAAAATGACGCTAAAGAGGCGGAAACTAATCTTTAGCCGTTTTGTGAAGGACAACCCAAACTGGAAAAGTCGCACAACCAAGGCATTAAGTCGAGTTGTTGTTCACCTTGAACGGCAAGTCGACGTATGCGAAGAATTCGAACTTAGAAAACAAGCGCTCAATAGAAGCGTACGGCACTATCGTTACTATGTCACTAAACACAACTACTGCAAAAAGGCTAAACATGAAAAAGATATTTTGGACAAAAGCTGAAGAAGATTGCGTGCTCGGTCGTGCAATCGAGATAATGCATAGACATGGGCTTGGCGCATATGATGCGTTAAAGCAGGCACAAACGGTCATCCCTGAAAATCGTCGTCGGCAATTCAATTCGCACTCATCATGCACGAACTTAACCGACAAGCTGAAGAAGACAATTAAGTACTACATAGAGCCCGTGGCACCAACTGTGGCACCAACTGTGCAAACTCCTATGATAGAGCCTCCATCGGCGCCTACAGAAGTTAGTTTGGACGGTCTAGTCGAGGCCATAGTTGCAAGGATCGCAGGTATGGTGAAGGCACAGGTTAGAACTGCTGTCAAAGAGCTAGAACATGAGTTTAGAGTCGAAAAACACAACCCTACGTATGAAAGCACTGGCGTTCATAAGCCACGGGTTGTCATCATTGGTTTGCTAAATGACCAAGGTCATCTCATCACCAAAGAGTTTGGGCAAGACTTCAATGTTAAATGCATTGACACCGATAGAGCTATGGGCATGGAGGCGCCTGATGCTGATGCATACTTGCTTATGAAGAATTTCATCAATCATCCCTTGTACCATAAGTACCAGAGATTTCACAACCATGTGCTCATAGACGGCGGTATGTCGACTTTGCGTATGTGGTTTAACACTAAAGGAAAAGAACTATGATTATCACCGATGTAGACGCCATTAAGCGATCATTTGATGACTGGGTCGCCTTGTGCAATCACACAAGCAACAAGCATTTAATCAAAGACCCTTATAGCGTCTGGCTTGAAGCTTTTACGGTAGGCGGCATATTGATGCGGCAACGTTGTAAGCAATCACTTGAATCGGCATTGGTTGTTGCAACCAACGAAGAGCATGATGACGTTGTTCGCCTGTCGGTTACGGATGTCAAAAACATCCAGAACCAAATGATCGATAAAGCAAGGTCGGCGATTGACCAGGCTTAATTGCCCATGGGTTTGACGGTTGGCATTTCAAAGCCGCGTTCTTTGGCTTCCTGGTAGCCTTGATATGCCATTCCAGGAACTGTCATAGCAGTTCCAACCAGCTTTGCGGCAGGATGTGGCGCTAAGCTAATCAACCCACCGACACCGCTTAACCCTGCTATCACGGCATCCACGGTGTTGCCGGCTTCGAACTGCCGGTATGCATAGACAAGCTCTGCGCCTGATAGCCCGCCCATGATCATGTTAAAGCCTGGAATTTTAGATAGCAAACTTCTAGCCTTGGTAAGCTCATCAACAGTTGCTTTTGCGCCTAGACTTGTGTTCTTAGCCTTGCTTAGCGCTTCTGTCTTTGTGTTTTCTGCCTTTGTAGGCTTTGACAATGCATCTTGCTGAACTTTAACAGCTGCGGCACGCTTAACTGCCTCAGCATGTGCTTCTTTTGCGGCTTGAACTGCTTTTTCGGCTTCAGTTTGTGCAGCAGATGCGACCGGCGCATTGGCTAATTCCGTAGGCACGATTAAACGACTTGATTGTGAATAGCCAGTTAAAGGCACTCGCTCAGACGTTGGCAAACCTTTGCTTGAACCTGCAATGCCTTTTCTAACAGTGTTGGCTTCAGTGATCTCACCCATCTTCTCTGAGTGTCGTAGCGCGCCTTGTGTTAATGCGCCTTTAGCTGTCGATGTGCCTTTGGCGACATCTTCAGCAGCATCAATGATAGGCAAAGGCGCCTTATCAGGCACTGCATACTTTGCAGCATTTGCTTCAGCTTGTGATAGTGCCTGCCTTGTGCTGCTTACTGCGGCTTGTGCATCTTGCGATGCAAGTCGTGCTGCATCCATTGCATCTAGCCGGCTGCCAGTAGACTTAATTAAATCAGAGTTGATGCCACCTTCAATTGCTTTAGCACTGGCAAGATTTGCCCTTGCATCAACTAACTTGGGGTTTTCATACTTAGGAGCACGAAGCCCGACAAGAGCACCTGCAGCACCGCCTACAACTTCAGGCGTGTAGTCATACGGTTGTTTAGTCGTTGTCGGCTTGCCGGCATCAGGACTGGCGCCGATAGGCGCTGCAAAGATAGGGTCAAGTTCGGCAAGTGGGTTGCCTATGTCTTGATCTTCATTGGTCAAGGCTTGACCAGGAGGCGTGTTTAAGATCTTGTCGACATCAGCCATACACTACCTCACTTAGGGTTAAATTGATTGAACAGCTGCATGCGATACTTGGCATAGTCGTTATTGATTTTCTCGTAGATGCTGCCAGGAGCAAAGAAGCTACCAGGCGATGCACCAGCCCCTGCTTTTTGAGCATGCTGTTGATAACCGTTGTACAAGGCTTCACGTTGTTTGTTCAGCAACAACTGATTCCGTGCCCACATTTGAACCGCCTTGGATGAATCATCCGTGTTCACCATAGGCGCTTGCAACAAGCGAGCATCGTTGTCCGTAGGGTTCACGCCTAACAAGCCTTTGTTGGCTTTAACGTTGGCCAAGAATTCATCGCCTAAGACACGAGTAACTTCACGAGCTGCTTGCTGCTTTTCAGGGTCTAGCTTAACTTTCTCTAAGAAGCCTTTGACGTTTAAGCCGATCCGAGCATTAAACTGACCTGCCGTTAAAGTAACGCCGTCTTGTGCAGCTTGTTGCAATGCTGCAATTGTGCCTTGCTTTTGCATTAGCCCGAAGACTTCAGGATACTTGGTTGCGTAGAAATCTAGCTTACGAAGATTCGTGTTTGAGCCTTCTATAAGTTGCGGTGTGTAGTTGATGATCTCATCACGCTTGGTGTTGTATATCTTGTCTGACTCTTCGATTCGCTTCTTCCGAACGTCAACCTGCCCAGACAATGGCAATCCTGCCAAGTCTGACGCTGTTGCTGCAACATCAGGAGGTACTTGCAAGTCAGGTCGAATGCCTGACATTGGGCTTGGTCTTGGTGCAATTGACGGACCTGATGAAGGAGGCGGCATAGCGCCTGCAGGAGCCGGCGCAGGACGAGGTGCCATCGGAGGTGCAGCTGGCGGCCCTTGGACTGCAGGCATGCTCATTTGTGGAGGACCAGCCATTGGAGGTGCTGTAGGCTGTGGCCCAGGTACGCCTACTTGCATAGGAGGAGGTGCAGGCATCCCAGGACCGCCAGTTCCAGGGCTGCCAGGTATCGGTGCAGGCGCAGGTGCCGGTGCGCTATTTGGCGTGTTGGAGCTGATCATTTTGACAATGTCCGGGCCGTACCTTGCAACCAGGTCAGCTATGTCCACACCAGATTTCAAGTCTGCACGTGCATTAGTAAGTTGATTTTGCGTCTTAGTTTCTTTAAACTTATCAGTTTCCAGGGTTAAGGTTGCATTTTTATTGCTCATTTCGGCAATGTTCTTCACAATGTCACCGACTTTAGGCGATAAAGTTGCAATTTGTGCGTATACTTGAGGCGAGATGTTAGCCACTGCAGCAGGAGGCAAGGAGCCATTGGCAAGCTGTTGTGAAACTTGTTCTGGTGGCATGCCTATTGCCGTAGACAACATCTTAATTGCCTTGGACTGATTCTCAACTTCGTATTTCTGCCCTGAAATCTGTGCCCTTGCTTGTGCAATAGGCACTTGCATTTCAAGCTGTCTGTCTTGCTGTGCGCCCATAACGCCTGCAATATTGCCAACGGCTTCACCAAACGTGCCGGTTCGACCTGGGTTTAGCGCAGCAGCTGCAATTTGCCACCAGTTGGTGCCTTGATTTGCACGAGCTTCTAGCGCTGTTAGCGTCTTTTGAAGTGCATCAAAGTATTCCGTCTTTGCTTTGTCGTCTGACCCAAGCATCGTAGGGACAGGAGGTGGAACAAGGTTGCTTACAGGTAGTGCCATTATGATTGCTCCAATTAATCGCCTGTGCCGTCGTACCCATCGTCAGGCTCTTCAATGACTTCAGGTAGAGGTTCAACAATAGGGTCTGGAACAGGGCCAATAGGGTCTTCACCGTCACCACCACCGCCGTCACCGTCGCCAGGGTCGACTGGTTGTGTCGAACCAAACGGCCCGTATTGGTCTGCAACATAAGGTGTTAGCGCACCTGACTGATCCCTAGTAAACTTATTGCCTGCTGAATCAGTCATAAACAGCTTGCTTGGGTCAAGTCTATAGCCTGCCGGAACGTTAGCACTGTCAAGCTTAAACGGATTAGTTATCTGACCCCATGCTTTTGAGAGGCCTGAGCCAACTGCCTTGCCAAAGTCTGTTTGACCTGCGCCTGCAACGACTGCGCCAAGACCTGCAATCTGTTGCAATGGCGATGCAGCATAGGCGCCTGGGATAGGCCCTGTGTACGTAGAACTAACAGACGTCGGAATGCTGTACCCACGAAGTGCTTGTGCACCCTTGTTAATCGTCTCCAGCGGGAACATCTCTTCGTTTTGCTTGATGGTCTGTTGCTGAGCACCCATCGTAGACAGTGCATTGATGTCTGCAAGATCCAAGTTCTGACCTACAGTTGCAAGGCTACCCATTTGATTACCTGCAGCCAGCTTGTTTTGCTGATCTGCTTGGGCGGCTTGAAGTGCCTGGGTATACCCAGTCTGCAAGGCCTGTCCTTGATTGTAGTTGATGTTCTGGAGGCCTGTGTTAATCGCCTGGCCTAGTACCTCAGCTCCTCGTTTAGAACCGAACTGTCCTGATCCTACAGCGGCTGAAGTGGCTTGTGGTGCCAAGAATTGCTGAATATTCCGTTGGCCTAAGGCGCCCATGGAATCCACTACGTTCTGTGTGTAGGGGTTCATGAACTCGCCGGCACGTTTTGCTACATCAGTAGAGCCAACCGTGTTGGTTAAAGCCAAGCCGGACTGAAGCGACGGCTGATATGTGCCAGGTAGTGCACCTGTTGCAGTATACGCCTGTTCTTGTAATGGCTGAGCACCTACATACTGTGCAGCATTAGGGCCTGTGGTTTGTGCCGTAACGTTCTTAGCCGCATCGCTAAGATAGTCGGTGTACCACGTTGGGGCAGTGGTTGTCTGCCCTTGCGTGGTTGTAATGTTTGCGAGTGGTGCGCCTTCAGTCAATGGCATGATATGCGTCCTTTAGATATTCAAGAGGCGATTTTGCTTTTGGTGGGATCTTGTCATCAGGCGCAGATCGCTTATGCTTCCTAATTGCCTCACGCAACTTATCAAGAACTTCGGCACCTGCCTCGTTAGAGCCATTGCCTAGTGCCGCAACAACATCCGCATCAAACACGTATTCACCGTCTGCAAGCATTGCAGGGATGTCATCGCTTTGGCCGTCACCTTCACCTCGAACATAGTTACCTGTTTTTCCAGTGATGAATTCAGGCACGTGGTCTTCTACAGACCCGCCTTTTGCATACCCAAGCAATTTTATACCTTGGTTCATCAATCCGGTAGGCGAATTTGCCGTTGATGCATCACCAAGCCCACCACTGCTTGTGCCGCCTATTGACCGCAATGGCGATAGCGGCGATGGTGCGCCTGAAATGCTTGCATTCATCAGCGGTGTGCCCATGCCTGAGCTTGAAGATGCTTGCCTAGTAGGCGACTTTGCTGACAAAAGCTTCATAATGTCAGGTCGAACATTTGTAAGTTGTGGGTACATTTGCATAAGCTCTTGAAGTCCAGATTGTTCACCGGCAACAGGCGCGGCACTTAGCATTGTTGGAGATGGCGCAACAGGCAAAGCACCTCCGGTTGAACCGCTACTTGATGCTGCTGTTGGGATGCCAGGGGTTGGCTGTGTAGGCGTTGTTGTAGGCGTTGTCGGGGTTGTCGGGGTTGTCGGCAACTTAGGCGGCTTATAGTTGATTGACGGATCATCAGTTGGAATGTCGTCTTCTTCAGTGACAGGGTCTGGATCGTCATCTAAGACGCACTTGCTTCCGTCCCAGTGCCACCCTTCGCCGCATCCGTCATCAGGCTCTTCTTCAACAGGCTCTGGAACAGGACCAATAGGGTCTTCTTCCTCTTCAACAGGCTCTGGAACAGGACCAATAGGGTCTTCCTCTTCATCAGGCTCTGGAACAGGACCAATGGGGTCTTCTTCTTCATCAGGCTCTGGAACAGGACCAATAGGGTCTTCCTCTTCTTCATCAGGGCCTGTCACAACAGGAAGTGCGCCAATCGGTTCTTCTGTGTCAGGCGTCGTTGTGCTAGGTTCAGTTGGTTCTTCTGTGTCAGGCGTTGTTGCATCAGGCGTTGTTGCATCAGGCGTTGTTGCATCAGGCGTTGTTGCATCAGGCGTTGTTGCATCAGGCGTTGTTGCGACAGGAAGTGCGCCTGTGGTCGGTTCAGTCGTAGTTGCAGGTGGCGTAGTCGGAAGAGCACCGGTTGGTTCCGCAGGCTCTTCAGGTTCTGCAAGCTTCTCATAGTCTTCAAGAATGTCATCTACACTCTGTAAAACTTCTTTTTCGACCCACTGTGGCTCACCACTGTCTCCGACAACATAGTAGCCTTCTTCATCATCAAAAGCTTTAGCGTCGTTTAAGTCAACATACTGGTATGTGCCGGAAGGCGTAACAGATAAGAACCCATCATTGGCTGCAATTGACTTATAGAGTTCTATGTCTTCATCCGACAACTCCAACTCAGTGTTTGGCCCTGCGCCGCCATCTTCTGCTAAGTCGGCAACTACATTACCAAACCCGGCAGGTAAGCTTGATTGAAGCAACCAGTCGCGTAGCTCCGTTATCTCTGCAGTGCTGTTCACATCTTTAGTGAACCACGCATTCTGAACCGGGTCGTAGAACGTGCCTTTGTTTGTGTCTACATAGCCATCCAGCTCTTCATTAAACTTAGGCGTGCCTTCTGACTTGTCAAGCAGCCTAAACCCAGGTGGCGGATCAACATCGCCTGCACGCTTGTCGCCTGAGAAGATAGGCGTACCTGTTACCGTAATTGGACCTGACCCAGGGCTAAAGCTAGAGTCAGCAGATGCTAGTTGCGTGCCTGTTGGAGGTGGTGGCGTCGTGTCAACTGGCGGTATAACCGGCAACGCAGCTGTCGTTGTATCAACTGGCGGTATAACCGGTAATGCAGCTGTTGTTGTGTCAACTGGCGGTGCAACAACTGGCGGTGCAACAACTGGCGGTGCAACAGGCAATGCAGCTTGTGGCGCAATAGGCGCATCATAGTTGCCCCACCCATTCGACAGAATGTTTGCTAATTCTTCTTGCGTCGGCTCACGCCCTTTGTTTTCAACCCACACTCGAGTTGCGTTACTGACTTCTCTATCAGAGTAATTATCAGCGGCGTCTAACAAAGCTTGTTGTTTTGCTGCTAGTTGTGCCGCAAATTCAGCATCTCTTTGTTGAGAAAGAAGCCTCGCTTCTTGCAATTGTGCCGCTTCTTGCGCTTCTCTTTGCAGTCTAAAAAACCGTTCAGATCTTGATTCCCCTGCCGCATCTCTCTGAGCCGCGTTATACGCTTCTTCGTCAGCTCGTATTTTTGCTTGATACGCTGCCCACTGTGAACGCGTCATCCCAGTGTCAGGGTCTACAGGGTCTTTAGCGGCTTCATCTCTTGCGGCTTTTGCCTCTTGTGCTACTTGTGCATCTCGTGCTACTTGTGCTTGAATCTCTGCATCTCGTGCGATTTGCCCGGATTGTGCATCTCGTGCAGCTTGTGCAGCTGTATTTAGATCGTCTACATAATCGTCGTACTCTGACTTTGTCCAGTTTCTACCATACGCAAAGATCGTAGGCTCATCGACATTAGCAACAGGCAATGAACCTGTCGGTTGACCAGGTTGCTGCACTGCCGGCGCATCATAGTTGCCCCACCCATACGACAAGACATTGCGTAACTGGTCTTCTGTTGGTTCACCACCTCGTTCTTCACGCCACAAGCGAGTTGCGTTACTGACTTCTCTATCAGAGTAGTCATCAACACCTGGCGTGTTAGGCGTTACAGGAGTGACTGCCGTCTGCAATGGCGACTGTACAGATGGCGACTGTGGCGTAGGTTCGCCATCGTCATCAAAATCATCCCAACTGCCTATGATCTCATCAAGCTTAGTCTGGTTAACAGTCGTTAGATCTTGCCAAGTGTCTGCATTACCGCCGTTGTCTTGAAATGACCATGATGTTTCGTTAACGTCATCAGCAGTTAGCTCATGTCCTGCTTTGTCTGCCGCTTGTTGCACATAAAGAAGTGAATCAGCAGCTGCAGGCGTAAGGATGTGAGGTATGCCGGCAAGTTGCTTTTCAGTCAGTGTCTTAACACCTGCAGCTGCAAGCTTAGCTTGTGCCTTGACCATGTTCTGAGCGGTCATAATGGCATCTTGCATTATTGCATTTGCAGCTGCCTTGGATGGGTCAACGCCGTTGATCTTTGCAGTAACAGCAGCCGTAAGCGCTTTGGCAGCTGTATCAGGCAGCTTGGTTACTTGATCACCAATGCCAGTGTACTTAAGAATAACGTCAACAGCTGCTTGCTGGCCACTGAACATTAGTGCAGCCATAGGGTCTTTGCCCATGGCAGCTGCAATACCTACATCAACAGTTGTTTTTGCAGCCCAGTTTGTTAAGGCACCACTAACAGCATCACTTGCATATGATTTTGCAACCCAGTCTGCAACTTTAGGCGCGCCATACTGTAAAGCTGCTGACGTGACTGCTGCTTTAACATCACCACCGTTAGTGGCTGTGTTAATTGCAGTCTGGCCTAAGATCGCCGCACCAGTTGGCCCAAGTGTGGCGGCAACACCCGCAGGTAACCCTGACAACAAATAATTTCCAACTGAAGATGCAGCCCCTGGGTATGCAATTACAAGAGCAACAGCAGCCAACTTCTTAGGGTCTTTAGCAATGGCTTCTACGGTAGAGCCTAGATCTTTAGCAAGCTGATTTGCAGCTTTACCTGCTGCAGAATCAGGGTTCATCACATTTAGATCGCCTAAGCCGCGAACAGCTTGACCTGCAGCTGAGCTAGGGTTAAACGGGTTAACATCACCAAGCCCAGGCAGAATAGTGCCGCCACCGCCTACTGCATCAGTAGCACCTTTTTTTGTCTTTTGCCATGCTTGGTCTAACCAGCTCATCTAGTCAACCTTTTGATTAATTGCATTCACAAGGTTCTCTGCCCATTCATGCCATGTTTCAAATCTTGAAGGATGCGGAATGGCTTCGTTCATGAAGATATCGATAGCACTAAGGCCTTCTGCCCACGACTTCCAGTTCTCCTCACTCGTGTTCATCTGCAATTGCTGGCCGGCATACGCCTCACACATCAGGCTTGTCCATGAGTCCCATGTGTGGTATCTAGGGTCGTAAACAAGCGCAAGTGCCATTAGTAGCCTCTCACATCGCCGGCATCAACTGACACAAGTAGCTTGCCTAGTTGAAATGTACCGCCTTGCACATTGCTTGTAAATTTTAGACGTAGTTCTCTACGCTGTTCACGTAAGTCGATCTTATTTGTGTCTGGGTCAAAAGTGTAAGGGCCTGTGGTTGAATCTTCTGCTTGAGCATATGGGCGACCTGTGACTTCAAGTGACATTTCGCCTGACTGAATGAAATCCGGCTCAACACGTTCTAAGTGTAGCCACACATTATCGCCCATTGGCGCTGATTGTGAAGGGCCACCACGTACCCAGCCTAGATCACAAGTCTCAAAGTAGCTTTCAATCGCATTCTGCTGAACACCATTCACTTCATCCGTGCCAATCTCATGCTGCCAAAGCGTCACAAAGCCTGCAACGCTACTAAATGTTGCATCTACTGTTGACGATGTAGTTGCCGCAATAGTAATTGTCACATCCCAATAGTTAAGAGTTGCACTTGGCGCAATTGCAGATATATAAGAGTTAGATGGGATGCCTACGGCAGTCACCAGCTGGCCTACTGCAATTAGATTAGTATATGGGTTCGATGAAGAAGGCAGCGGAACTTGAATTACTGCAGTCGACTGAGTAATGATAGACGCGCTAAACAGTGTCTGCGACGTGGAAAGCGTGGTTCCTGCATTAATTGGATAGCTGAACACTTGAGAAAAGTACCCTGCAGATCTATATGCGCCTGGCGATTCACCGGCGTCATACCACACGCCTTCACGAATGTTGTAGATTACTGCATCATTGCATTCAGTACTGTCACCGGACGGAAAGAACCACCAGATTTCGCCAAACCGAGGCACTTTAGTAGCCCAGACTTTTTGTCGCTGAGCATAGTTTAAATTGTCAAAGAAGTAGTTCTGATTAAAGTTGTTCGAGATTTCTTTAACCACGCCGTTGTACATCAGAAATCTGTCAACGCCGCACCAATAGTACACCCCGTCATACTCAATCACTGATGAAGATGACAAGATAGATGACTGACTTGAAATCACGTCATATCGCCAAAAGATAGTACTTGCACCTACCGTTGTTGGCGCATACGACACACGAATTAGCGAATCAACAGCCCAAAACAAGCCGGAGGGTGAGTTAGAGCCGCCACGAACAGGCAAGCCTTTTACAATCTTAGTTGATGAAGCGTTGGTTTCATTGGCGTCTGCGCTAACCCAGTCAGTTGGGTCACCTGCCGCACAGTTCTTAATTAGCCCAGTGTTACCGTAGACAAACACATATGGGTGCAATACAACAACACCGCCTGATACCGAGACATTGTTGTCAAACGTGATTGTTGCAGTAGTGGCGTTAGTTGTGTTAATTGAAATGTTAACTTGAGTTCCGGAAACAGAAGTCACTACAGTGCTTGCTGCAATACCTGTTCCGCTCACTGACTGACCTGCGCCAACGCGCGTGTCTGCCGCAGGCAATGTGAAGAAACTTGAACCGCTGGCTTTAGTGCAACCTGCAATACTAAACACGCCAATTTTAGACATTGTAGTGCCGTTGATGTCGCCTTGCAAAACAGGCGTGTTTGCAATTGCATCAACTTGAGCAAGGTTTTGACCTGGGTGTGCAAGAAGTAGCTGATCACCAGAACCGCCTGCATCAAATAAAGAATCAAACTGCCAAATGTTAAGCACTGATGACGTAAAGTCAGACAGCGTAAACTGGTTCACGCCTGACCCAATGCCACTGTTGTCAATAGCAAGCACTTCAAGCGCGCCAGATGTGCCATTAAAAATCTGGTTGGTGCCATTAGATGAATTTACATAGATGCCGCGAGAATACCCCGTAGCTAGATTAGTTACTGATCGATAGCCACCTATTTTTCTAGGTCGACCGCGCTGAAATCTTATCCATCGGCCTGCATTGTAAGCATTTGCATCAAGCACTGTGCCGTCACGTTGAACCCCTGGCAAAGTGTTTAGTGAAAAGACTTTAAGCGTCATTAAAACGAGCCCCCTGATATGCCGCTCGTAAATGTGCCTGTTCCGGCAATCGTTAACCCGGTTGCGTTTATTGTTGACACAAGTACGCCAAGCACGGCAGTATTGAACTGACCGGTGCCTGCTCGATATATGCCTGTTGTTGCTTCTGATGCAAATGCAAGTGAAGGCGCGCCTACTGAGCCGTCTTGCAAACTAATCGTGCTTGACCCGGCAAGAATTGTGTTGGCGTTATACAAGTTAACAGAATCACAAACTAGAGTTGCTTGTGTTGCCGTCGTTAGAACTGCCGTTGCTCCACTACCTGTTGTAAGTGTTACTGTGTATGCACCAGTGGTTGCATTCACCACATAGTACACTTGAACGGTTGGTGGTACAACAATCGTCACATTGCCTGTTAATGCGCCTGTGTATTTTTGAACAACGTTAGACGCTTCAGCTGCAGTTAGTGTGTATGAGCCTGATGTAACTGCTTTCGTAAGCTGTGTAAACGCAAACTGTGTAGATTTGCCTAAGCCTACTGTGTAAAACGTTGTGCCTGTACAAACAAGAATACAAGAATCATTTGGCTGCATTGCAATCGTAGTTGAGCCGTCGATCGTGTTTCCGCTTTGCCCTGCAACAGTCAGCGTGCCTGTTCCTGCGTTTCGCAAAAACATAAACCAGTTATTGCCAAGCGTCGTGGCTAATGTAAGAGTAAGCGTTCCTGCACCGCCTGTCCATGCATACATTTGCGCACGATCAGTGTCAATAGCAGTGTATGGCGATGAAAACTGTGTAACAGGGTGGCTTTGGTTTAGCGTGGTTGTGATTGCCAACAACCCGTAGCCTGCCAATGTTGCAGCGTCAGCAGTAGATGAGCCTACGCCAAATGCAATGATGCCCCATGTGCCTTGTTCATTAGGGTTTGCTGTAATGTAAACGTATTTTGCTTCACCTGCAGCAATCGTGATGATTGTGTTCGTTCCGGCGTAGTCTTTAACGGTGAATGAGTTGGCACCTACGTTACGAACAAGTACGTCATTGCCTACAGAAGCTTGATTAGCCGGCGGCATATACAACGACAAACTTGTTGTCGTTGCCGTGACCTGCATAATTCTTGCCACATAGTCATCTGTTGCATTGCCATTGATAGGCCATTGCAATTGTGTGTTAGCAGATAGAGTAACGGCTCTAAAAGAGACATCAGTTGGCTGAATAACATCGCCTGTGAATGGAGAAACGTAACTCATGAATCCACCGCTATGGCTTGACGATCAGCAATGCGCAGCTTATCTTCAGTGGTAAGCGTTGCAATGACAAGATCGTATTGTTGCTGAAAGAATGCAAGTCGTTGATCATTCTTTAAGAATGGCATTGCTTGCAAAAGTGAACCGTACAACAATGCTTGTGGTGCATAAATCGTAAACCAGTTCGTCTGATTACTAGAATCTAACGGTTGTGATCTATCATAGTAAAGCACTTCAAAGTTGTAAGCCGCATCAGGCGTAGGGCCGATCAACCAGTTCGTGTAATCGTAGTCGCAATAGTACAAAGGCGTGCCTGTTGATGCAGGATTAGGCCAGTAGCTCCTGATGTATTCATACTTACGAAGCAACACAGGCTGACGAACACCTGCAACAGTGATGTTCATAGATACTGATTTATGCCAACGTGCAGGCTTTTGAACAATAGACGTACCTATGATCATGGTACTTGTATTGACTGTAAGATTGCCTAGAAACTTAATCTGCGAAGCAATCACTTGCTCGGCTAACATGATGAACAACGGTATCTTTGCGATCGTTGCAGCATCAGTACGCTCTAAGTACGACTGAATGTTCTCGACTAGACTATCATAAGTCATCACTGATGCTGTGGCCATCGACAGTGTCTCCTTTAGGGTCTAGTCCTGTCCGCCATTATATGACTAAGCATACATTCGTGTACCGGATCTGTCAATAATTAAGGCTTGTTTTCTAGACTGCAACCCGTTTGTGTTAGGTATCGACACATGAGTCCAGCGATCAAACTCACGGATCACTTGGTCGTAGTACAGCTCGGCTGAAATGATGGCTTTAACCACTTGATCAGGGGTCATGCCTGGGACACGAATGTCGGCAGCACATCCTGTTCTGTGTTGACTGGTATCCTTGGACCCTACCGCGTCGTTAACCGCTTTAGAGCGGAACGCACTGTTGACAATGATCGGCTTACCGCCAAGGACAGTCTTGACTGCTTCAAGGAACTCAGCCAGTCTTTTAAGGTTTGCAAGTTCAGCTTCATTTGGGATGTTCTCCAGTTCACGGTGGTCCGTGTGGGTTAGCTCTTCAAGAGTGAAGTGAGGTGACAAGTTCATTTTACGTTCCTTACCAGTGCATCCGTCTTGTCTTTGCTGCCCTTTGATGAGCCAAAGAAAAAGTTGAAAAATCCGGTTAGCACAGTGCCAATCAGCACGCCAATGATGGTGTCCACAATACGAGTGTTAGCTTCTGGGATAGTAAAGAATGACGCCAGTGCAAAGAACACCATTGCAAAAACTGACCAAATTGAGGTAAACAGATACAAGAAGTTTTTAGCAAACCAGCTATCTTGTTGCAAGGCCACCTCTTGCATGTGCCGTGCGCTGGCACGGTCTTCGTTTTCCAACTGGAACTGCTTGAGGTCAATCTCGGCCAGCTTCATGG